TGGCCTGAAAAGCACAGCAAGGAAAGCATACTCGACCAAAAGGCCAGAAGCCAACGCACGTACGATGCGCTCTATCAGCAGCGCCCGGCACCAAGCGAGGGCGGCATCATCAAGACCGACTGGTGGAAACTCTGGGACCGACTGCCGGAGAAGTTTGACCGCGTGTTGACGTCGTGGGATTTGACATTCAAGGACGTAGGGACATCGTGGGTAGTCGGTCAGGCATGGGGCAAGGTCGGGGCCAATCTGTACATGATCGACCAGGTACGCGGGAAGTGGGATTTTCCTGAGAGCGTACGTCAGATCAAGGCGTTCCGTGCTCGTCATCCGGAAGCCACAGAGACGCTTATCGAAGACAAGGCCAACGGACCGGCGGCAATCGCGACACTACGCAATGAGGTATCGGGAATCATCCCCATCAATCCCAAGGGAGACAAGGAAGCGCGTGTAGGTGCGATCAGCTACCACATCGAGAGCGGCAACGTGTACATCCCTGCGCGCGCAACGTGGAAAGATGAATTCATGCACGAGTGTAACGTGTTTCCCAATGGCACTAACGACGATATGGTTGACACCATGAGCCAAGCAATCAACAGGCTGACAGGCAGCGCTCCCCAACTTATGATGCTGTAACATTCGTTTCACATAGCAGGGCCAAGAGAGAAGCACCAATGCAGACAACAGAGACAATGCCGGTTCTCTACGACCACATGGGCAGGGCGCTCGCCGTCACCAAATCAACCATCCCTAATCCGTCACCCACATTTTTCTTCGGCTCTCGTAGCAACGGCAACTTGACATCACAAGAGATCGAAAAAAATCCCTACAAGTACCAATGGATTATTTACGCATGCGCACGTGCCATCAGCTCGCAGGTAGCGCGTATCCCCAATATTTTCCGCAGTATAGCGACGCAAGAAAAGGTTGAAAGTCCTCAACTCGCCAAGCTCTTTGCCAAGCCCAACCACCTGATGACCGGCAAAACGTTTATGCAAGCGGTCTCGCTCTGTCTTGACTTGCAGGGCAAGGACTCGCCCGGTGGGCAATGCTTCATCGTGTGCAACAGTGGGAAGGAAGATCCCAAGGTTGATCTTGCGCGTGGAGACATCCCCGCCGCAATGTATCCATATAGCTCTGACTATGTGACAGTATGGGAAAATACCAATGCCAACGGACGCAAGGTATTCAAGGGATGGACGTGGCAGATCCCCGGCATTCCAGAGTCAAGAATCGACTACGAGCCGCACCAAATCATTCGCATTTACAATTACAACCCATACAACTGGTATGAGGGTATTGCCGCATATCAAGCCGCCAAGCTCGCCGTAATGCAGGACATCAAGAGCGACGTGTGGAATAGCCAAATGTACGACAATGATGCGGTGCCGAGTGGCATCCTCTCTGCGGATGGCTATCTCAACGAAGAGCAGATGGACATGTACCGCAAAGGCTGGTATGAGCGCAATGGCGGGCCGGGCAACGCACGCCGTGTGGCCGTGCTCGGAGCCGGACTCAAGTTTCAAGCCATAGCCAATACTGCCAAGGACATGGAGTTTAGTTCTCAAAAAGAAAGCGTGCGTGACGAGATAATCGCGGTGTTCGGTCTCAACAAAATTGCCCTCGGCAATTACGAGCAGATCAACATGGCGACAATCGTTGAGGGCCGTCGCATGCTCATGGAAGATGTTTATCTTCCACGACATCAACACATCACTGAGGCTCTGAATTCTCAGTGGGTCAACAATATCAACCCGTCAACTCCAATCGAGATTGTCGAAGATGTGTCGGGCATTCCAGTGCTCAAAAAGGACATCAAGCCACAAGCGGACGCGCTCAAGGTCTTTGTTGACGCTCGCTTCCCTGTCGCACTGGCCGCACGGTTAACTGATGTGCAACTGACAGAGCAAGACCTCAAGGACTACCCATGGCTCAATGAGGAGCCCAAGGTGCCGACGCCGTATAGTGGACCAGCCAACGCGCCTACAGCGCCAGAGAAAAGCGCCCCGGCTATCGTGGTGCGACTGACCAAAGATGAGCGCGACAAAATCAGCGCCGACTATATCGAGCGTGTCCTTGATCCCGGAGAACGTAGTTTCAAGCGCAAGATCAACGACCTGTTTCTGTCGCAGCGCAACAAGATGCAAGACAAGGTTGACGCATGGTTGCGCAAGGAGCTGTCGAACAAGGCAGAGCACACGGCCAACGTGAGTCCGTACATGTTCAATATCGACCTCACGCAAGAGAATATCGCAATCGTCAACATGTACCGACCGCAGCTTGTGACTCAGCTTAAGACTGACCGCGCAAAGCTGAAGGAAGAACTCGGTGGCCTGGTGGAATGGGAGGTCACAGACCCGATGATAGACAGCATGGTTGACGCGCGCCGACAGGTGCTATACGGCATCAACGGAACCACATTTGACTCCGTTAAGGATAATCTCGTTGACATTATAGCAGAGGGCGAAACAAATAACTGGACCATACAGGAGTATGCGAAGAAGATCAAGGAAGAAATAGGCAACGTGATTGAGGAGCGCCGAGGAAATGCGACAACCATAGCGCGAACCGAGACCGGATCTATAAGTAGCACAGCGCGCTTCGATGCGTTCAAGACCGAGGGTGTTGAGTACCACCAGTGGTTATCATCACAAGACGAACGTGTGCGCACGGCTCACGCCATGGTTGATGGCACCATCGTGCGCGTTGGCGACGTGTTTCCGTATGTTGGTGTCCATTATCCTCTTGAGTCAACGGGTGATCTTGGACAGATCATAAATTGTAGGTGTGTCACAATCTACGCAGAAGGGCCGGTATAGTATGAACGACAATGAAGCCAGACGTGGACCTGGAAGGCCGAGAAAAATTTACCCAACATCCGAAGGGACTACCAATGACAAAGCGCAAGAAGACGGCGCCAATGACATTCAAGCAGAAAGCGCGGGCGATACTGGCAAAGCTAAATCCGAAGCGCCAAAGCCTCTTCACCGCGGTCTCGTCTATACGTTTTCGCCTTACTTCAATGCGTGAAGCGAAGGAGAAACCCGATGCAGTGGCATGACGTTGGTATGCTCGTGGTGATATTGGTCCAGTCGTTTCTCATTGCCAATCTTGCACTCGCAAAGGGTAGAGATCAGCAGCGAGTGAGCGGCGGCGAATTACAGATGCGCGTGAATCTCGATACCGTTGAGGCAACGCGCAACATTGATGCACTGACGCGGCGTGTAGATGTGCTGACCCAAAAGGCCGCAATATACAACCAGGTAACAGGGGCCAACATTGCCAATTGAAGGCGTCAGCTCGGTGTCTGTTGTAATTCGCAATGCGGATAGGTATATTTATACTGAACCGATTCCGCGTATGATTAGGTGTCCTCACTGTAACGGAAGAATTCTTTCTGTTATCAGGAGCAAGGGCGCTATCATACAAACCAAGTGTCCACATCGGGAGTGTCTTAGAGAGATTCGTTTGACGATTTAGAACACACGAAAACATGGCGCAAGCCAACGAGGGGTTTATCTGGGTGCTTCCCATATAGGCCCCTTTTTTATTGTCAACAAGGAGCACACAATGGACAAGGAAACACTTCTCGCACTCTACGGCACAGAAGACGTTGAAGCAATCGGAAAGAGCAAGCAATCCGACAAGCAGACGCGCGTATACTCTGCCGTCCCTCCGTCGCGCGTGTCCATGAACCCCGATGAGTGCAAGAAGCTGTGTGCCAAAATCGGCAAGGAATATCTGCCCGGCTACGAGTCGCGCGTGCTGTCATATCAGACCACTAACGAGACGCCAGACCGATACGGTGACGTGGTGCGAGCGGCAGGTGCGCGCCTTGAAAGCTACCTGAAAAACCCTGTGGTGATGTTTTCACATCAGCACGACAACTATCCTGTCGGTTGCTCGCTGAGAATCAGCATCGACAAGAAGGCGAAAAACATTCCCGCGCAAGCGCTCTTCTTAGATGACCGCGTTGACACGTCGGGCCGCGCCGACCTGGTGTACAAGTTCGCTTCGAGCGGATTTATGCCAGCGTGCTCGATTGGCTTTATGCCCATCAAGTGCAATCGCCCCACATCGCAGGAAGAGCGGTCGCGCGTCGGACTCGGTGACTATGGTGTTGAGTATACGGAGTGGGACTACCTCGAATTCTCACCGTGTAGCATACCGGCGAATCCCGACGCCTTGCAGAACGCCCTGAAATCGTGCGACCTCAAAAGCGCCAACTTCGAGCAGAAGGACATTGACGCGCTTGTGTTGGCCGAGTGGTTCGAGGTAAACTTGCTCGATCATTTCGTTGAAACCATTCGCGGCAAGGTAGGTCGCACGTTTGTCATTCCGACTATTAAGACGGAACCAGAAACGCCCGCGGCGCCTGCTGTCGAGCCGCTGACCGAGGTCAATCCTGACACCGCTTCAGAAGACGATCCGCTTACTATTGGCACGACCAACGATAACAAAGTGACAATTCAGTCCCTTATTGTCAACGCTCCAATCGCATTCGATATGACGCCGATACTCGAAGCGGTCAAAGCCATCACCGAACCATTGACAAAGTTCATCGAACAAACGGAACTGCGGACCAATGCCATCATTGACCGCCTTGACCAAATGTCCGTGAAGCAGACTCCTCCCGCTAATCCCGGCGACGGAGCGAAGCAGATCAGTGACATTTACGAAAGGGTGATGAGTGAGGGTATCAACATCCGTGTAAAGCCGTGAATGTAACCATCAACAACGGAGAAGAAAATCATGGATCTCAAAGAACTGGAAGTAAAGCTCACTGAGCAGCGCGCGAGCATCGAGACGCAGCTCAACAAGTTTGCCGCCGAAACCGGCGACAAGGCAAAGGCAGAAGTCGCGGCCCTGAAGAGCGATCTCAATGAGATTGCCAAGACCGTCAACAGCGTGCAAGAGCAGCTTAAGGTTGCTTCCGCGCGTGAGGTGTCGGGTCTGCGCGATCAGAACAAGAAAACCCCCTTTGACTTCGGTATGGCCGTAGCTGCCATCTACAAAGAGAAGCAGGGCGCGATCAAGGCCGAAGCATGGAAGGACGCCGGACAAGAACTTGAGATGATTACTCAGGCTATCAAGCTCCGCAGTAATTATGCTGGCGACGGCACCTCGGGTGGGTATCTCATTCCTGACGAAGTAACATCGGAATTTGTGGACCTTGCTATGGCGCAAATGCCCATTGTCGAACTCGGTGCCAACGTGGTGCGCGGGCTCACGGGCGACCTTCCCATTCCGAAGAAGTCCAGCCGTTCGACCGCGTACATGGTCGGTGAGAATAGCAAGCCCACCGAGAGCCAGGTTGCCTACAGCTCGATCACGTTCCGCCCGAAGAAGGTCGGCGCGTTCACCAAGCAGAGCAACCGTCTTGTCTATCAGTCGCGTGGTGTCAGTGACAAGATCATCCGTGACGATCTTCAGTACGCGCTGAAGTACAAGATGGAGCAGCAGCTTCTCGCCGGTACTGGCGCCAACTACCAGGCCAAGGGATTGCTCAACACGACCGGGACCACAACGTCAAGTGTGTCACTGAGTGGCAACAGGTTCAAGATCGATCATGCCGCGCAGATGATTACTGACCTTGAGGTTGCCGATGAACTGAGCGCAGCCGGTGCAAACTGTGGTTTCCTCATGCACCCGCGCGTGAAGGCTGGTATGAAGCGTGAGCGTATCGCACAGTACAGCGGTCAGACCTCCGCCACTGGTGCACCGATCATGCCCATGAACCTGCTGATGACCGACGAACTGTTGAGCAACCAGCTCGGCTACAAGATCCGCTCCACGTCCATCGTGCCCAATGACGAGACCTCCGGTTCGTCCAGCACGTCTTCGCGCGTGATCTTCGGTAACTGGGGCATGTTCTGGATTCCCATGTGGCGCGACCTGATTCTCAAGGTGTCCGATGTGGCTGGTGATGGTAGCACGGGCTCGGCCCTGCTCGATGACCAGATCTACATTGTGATGTTTGCGGAATTCGATTGCGGCATTGTGCGTGAGAGCGCGTTCACACTGGCAAGCGGTGCATCCACGACAGAGAGCGAGTGGACAGCGTAAGTCGGTAGGTGACGGTAGTTGATAACAAGTAGGGCCGAAACAAAAATGAACAAGGAGAGAATATCATGGGTATCGGACGAGGGAAACTTATCGAGGATCTCAAGGTCCAGCAGGTAATCGCGGCTGGTCCGTTCACGGCAACATCGGTCAGCTTCGGTCGCGGGTCGATTGACACCAAGGGCTACGATGAGATGCTGCTCATTCTCAATGTGGGCGACGTCCTCAGCTCTTCGACGTTTAGCGCGAAGCTGTACGAGTGCGATCAGGATGTGTTTACCAGTGCCGTTCCTGTCACTGGCGGAACTCTGGTGTCAACCATGTCGTCCAGTGATGACATGACCATCAAGATCGGCAATGTTCTGACCAAGAACCACAAGCGGTACATGTGGGTTGGCGCTCAGGCCTCCGGGACTTTCGGGTCTAGCGGAACACAGAGCACCAACATCTCAGTGACTGCGGTCCTGGGTCGTGCCGACACCTGCCCCGTGGGCAATGTCGAGACCATTGACGTTGAGTAGTCGCGTACGGTGGTGGTGAGTGAATGAGGGGCAGGTAGAAATACCTGCCCCTATTACCATGGGAGTATACACATGGCACAGATGATGCTGTCAAGCTATGATAGGTTGCTTCGGTACTGCGTAGGGCAAGGTGCTACGGTGCTCACCAATAACGACATCAACAAGCGCGACCTGATGATGTGGCTTCCATCGGTCAGCGCTCAGATAGAGAAGTTTCTCAACCGATCATTGCATATCGAGAGTCGGACAGAGTATTTCGATGTGGACTACGAACGCAAGGAATACTATCCTAAGGCAAATCCGATTACCACATTGACATCCGTATACTCTGATGCTGGCGGTGAGTGGGATGGTTCCGAGGCCGAGATTTCAGATTGCTACATTGGCAGAGATGGCAACTCGGTTGTGCTGCCGAACGCTGAACCGTTCATAGCCAAGAAAGGTCTGCGGATAATCTACACCGGGGGGCTGGCCACAACGGCGACACGCTCGGTATACGCTATCAGTGGATCTGCGGGGACGTGGACGGCTGGACAATATGTCTTCGGCGGCACGTCGTATGCGGTTGGCAAAGTGGTATCGGCCACGGCTACGGTGCTCACGGCTGATGTGCTGTATGGCGTGTTCGAGGCTGGCGAAGCGCTGACCGAGTACACAACCGAGGCGGGAGCAACGGCAGGGGACGCGACCGCTACGCTCGCCAGCGTGACCACTGCCGCGCTCTGTGAATCATACCCCGACATAGTGACCGCGTGTGAGATTCAGGTGCGCCACATGTGGGCAAACAAGACGCGGCTCGATGTGTCCAGCGTGAGCAAGGACGGCGGAGTCCAGCGTATTGGCGCACAGTGGCAGTCTTCGGTGATGGGTCCACCCCCGCCAATTGTCAATGACGCCTACAATCTACTCATGCCATATCGCCGGGTGGTTGGCCTGATATGATTCAGATGTCTCTCAGTGATACGCGGAAGATGATGGACGGACTACGCGCAAAGGTGAAGGATTTTAATGTGCGTGCGCGTCAAGGCCTGTTCGTTGGAATGGAAGAATTCAAGGGCACGATACAGCGCGACCAGATGAGCGGCAGGAAGTTTGCCGACTTTGGATTGAAGGTTGATTTCGGAACGCTTCGCCGGTCATGGCGAGTATCGAAGCGCCAGTATGGCGAATATGACTTTGTTGTCAAGCTGGCTACCGACACCAAGTACGCGCGCATACACCAATACGGTGGTACAATCAGACATCCCGGCGGAACGCCATACTGGATGCGGCCCACGGGTATGACGTTCACGTTCTGCCCACTGTCAAAGGGCAAGTTGGCCAATGGTGGATACGATAAAATCGCGTCGCGCGTGAGGCTGACCAAGCCACACAACATCAAGATCCCGAAGCGCTTGCACATCATAGAAGAGTATCGCGAGACGGGCAAAGACATCATTATGGCCAGCATTCATCGCCATGTGGCGGGATACAAGGGTCGCACTGGAATAATCGTCATGGACTAATTTTCCCATTGCGCGAATGCTGACAGTGAATTATATTTAGCACATAACAGGAGGGCCAACCTGCATGAGACGCATTATATCGTTCTCGGTATGGGGCGACCAGCACGCCTACACGGCTGGAGCCGTCGAAAACGCAAAGCTCGCTCCCCGCATCTACCCCGGCTGGACCACCCGATTCTACTGTGACACCCAAGTACCTGATGACGTAATCAAGGCGCTGAAAGACTACGGCGGCGAAGTCATCCGCAAGCCGAGGTCCGATGATTTCATGGGCCTCTATTGGCGTTTTGAGGCGGTCTACGACTCGCCCGATGTGGAGCGGATGATAGTGAGGGATACGGACTCCCGCCTCAATATGCGCGAAGCTGACGCGGTGCAGGAGTGGATTGAGAGCGACCTACCATTCCACATCATGCGCGACAATCCGGCGCACAATATCGCTATCCTTGGCGGCATGTGGGGTGCCAAGGCATTCATCATCCCAGAATGGCAGCGGCTCCAGCAGGAATGGATCGCCAAGATCAAACCCGATGCCGCCAACCCGCGCGGCAAGTTTCACGGCACAGACCAACATTTCCTATGTGAGATCATTTGGAAGTACGTCAAGTCGTGTCACATCGCCCACGATGACATTTTCAAGTTCGGCGGCAATGAGCAACCATTTCGCGTCAAGCTCAAGCGCGACGGCTACGTGGGCATGATCTACAGTGACAAGGACGCTGATAGATGTGAGGAGGAATAATGAAAGCAGAAAACAAACATGGGCCAGTGAAAAATAAAAAATGTCCATTTTGTAAATCAGAGGTGACCTTTTTAGAAATTGGCGTCTTATCATACAATACTCACATACGATGCGATGGATGTGGAGTTTTGTTTTTTTTTGGGCCATTCATGTCTGAATATGAATTGAAAAGAAGATGGAATGACAGATATGATCGAACAAGGTTTTTCAAAAGGCTTAAAAAATATTGGAAGTTTATACCCGGATGTGATGCCGAATGAACCGCCCTATCAAAAGTGAAGTTTTTGATATTATTATTTTGTTGATATTGGTATGCGTACTTGTTTTGTCTTTTATTGGTTCGGGGTGCTAAAGAATGAACTCACACCTGCCCACGCTCAATCTCGTTTGCTCCGTACTCGCCTTCCCTATGCTCAAGGTTCCGGTGACATTTGAATTTGGCTGTGGCGAGTATAGTACATCGCTATTCGCAGAGCGCGCAGAGAAGCACTATGCTGTTGAACTATACGGGTGCGAGCACGATGACCGAAGCCAGGAGTGGTGTGATAAGATGCGCACGCGCTATCTCAACCATGAGAGCGTGAGCATTGACATCATGCCGTATGAGTCGGCCATAGACAAGATGGCCTCGGTGAAACCTGATGTTGTTTTCGTAGATGGGCCTTGCTTCCGCGTTGAGTGCGTGAACGCCGCCTTCCATTGCTGCGATACGGTGATTGCCCACGACACTGAGGCCGAATGTTATGGATGGGAACGGGTAGAAGATCCCGGTTGTCGGTGGACGCGACAAACGCGCGGAAGCAAAAAAATACCCGATCCGCTCGGAGCATGGACAACAATCTGGACGCGCAACCTCGCGCTGTTCGATGTGCTTTGTGACCTTGGATTAGACGAGCAATCAATTCCACGAGACAAGGTGAACCCATGAACGCAGTACGTATAGACCGCTTGTGCTTGATGGTGCCAACCTATGGACGTAGCAAGACATCACTACCCGCGTTTATCAATTCGGCTATCGAGAAGGTGAGCAATATCAAGAACATTTGTTTCTCGTTTTGCGTGAACGTGAAGGACACCGAGACGCGGGAATACCTGGCCAACTACGACTGGCCGCACGGCTGTGAATGGGAAATCATCGACGAGAACCGCATGCAGCCGCACCTTGCCATCTACTTCAATCTCATGTACGACAACACCAGGTTCAATGGCTACAATGTAGCGGTGTCAATGCTCGGTGATGACATGACTTTCGAGACGCAAGACTATGACCTGCTCATTATGAAAGACATCAACAACTACAACGGCTATGGCGTGTTTTGGGTGGATGATGACTACATAGCGCACGAGACGCTATGTGTCAATCTGTTTGTAACGCGCAAGATGGTTGAAGCTACGCGCAAGCCATTTATGTGCGTCGAAGATAGCATGGTCACAAGCGCCAACATGATAGACGTGATATGGTATCTTATCGGAACCATAACCCACACGGCACACTACAACCGAGACGTGATTATCAAACACCGGCATTCTACTGCGGCACCGGTTGACGAGTGGGATAATACCTTCATGAGGCTGCGACCGCTGCAAGTGCTGGCCGATGAAAAGGCGAACATGAAAAAGGGTCGCATCTACGCCAACAACATTGCTCGGCGATTGGTTGCGCAGGGAATTGGTAACTACTGATAATTGATAGTCTTAATATAGAATGGATCGATGCTCCTTCTGTGTGGGGATTGGAGTGGTAATGAAAATGGTATTATCAATCTTGATCTGCACCATCGAAGAGCGACGGGAGAAACTCACCGCGCTATGCTTGGAATTGAACCGGCAAATCATTGAGTGCGGTGCGTTGTGTAGTGTCGAAGTATTGGCAGAGTGCGACAACCGAGAAATGCCAACCGGCCACAAGCGCAACGTGCTCATGGAGCGCGCGGCCGGGGAGTATGTCGCGTACTTCGATGATGATGACCAACCGGAACGCGACTACGTGGAGAGTATTCTCAGGGCCATTGAGACGCGTCCCGATTGTGTTGGCATAGAGGGCATGATCGTTTTCAAGGGCAACACTCACGCCAAGTTCATTCACTCTATACAGTGCGACGGATGGTATACGGGACGGCATGAATTCTTCCGCACGCCGAACCATCTGAACCCGGTTAAGCGTTCGCTCGCGCTGCAAGCGAAGTTCCCCGACGACCTTTGGCAAGCCGAGGACAAAGCATACTCCGACAAGCTACGGCCATTGCTCAAGACGGAAGTTTACATTGACCACCCCATCTATATCTATTGGTCAAGGACAAGGCTCTAATGGACATCTTTGCAATCGACCAACACATAAGCGTGGTCGCAGACCTCAAGAAG